ATGTAAAAAGTTATTTGGTTCAGACATAGAATACAAAGCAACTTCTAAAGACGGACAAGTATTTAAAACGAAAGGATGGAGAGATGATAAAGTGGGCATTAACCAAAGACAACTTACCTCAGCTTATAGAGAAGCTAAAAAGTCTTGACTTTACTAAACGCTGGCGTGTAACAGTAACAGACGCTAAACTTAACCGTAGCTTAGAACAAAACGAAAGATTATGGGAATTATATACAAGCATAGGTCAGCATCTTGGTATTGAGAAAGACAAGATACATGAACTTATGGGATATAAGTTTTTACGTTACCAAACAGAAATTGCAGGTATGCCTGTAGAACTTATAAAATCTAGCACAAAACTAACAACTTCAGAAATGACAGAATACCAACAACAAATAGAGGTATGGGGTCAGACTATGGGTTGGGGTTGGGATTATTAGTGAACTATCGTAACCCTAAACTACTTAAACTAGCAGATGGCGCACCATGTATGATGTGTTCTATGCAAGACGGAACTGTAGTCTCTGCACACTCTAACCAACTGCGTGATGGTAAGGGAACAGGTATAAAAGGACACGATTATCGTATAGCTTTCTTATGTCACCAATGCCACCACATGATAGATAATGATAAGATGTTAGATAAACATGATAGAATAGCAGCATGGGAAGAAGCACACCGTAAAACTATAGGCTGGTTATTTACTAACGGATATTTGGAGGTAAAGTAATGGGTAAAGGTTCTGGAAGAAGACCATTGTTAATTTCTGAACAAGAAGCACAAGATAACTGGGACAAGATATTTAAAAAAGAAAAAAATAGTCCTGACGTTTCACCACACGCTTATGAATACGAACTAAATAAGTCCACCGGTAATGTAGAGAAAAGATTTAAAGACGGAACATCTAAACCTAACGAAAGTCAATTTGATGGCAACTAGCCCAACGCAGTTAAGTCTTAAAAAATTACGAGAAGAAGGATACACAGTAGCAGTAGTAGAACATTGGAATAGTTATGCTAGGATACGTCAAGATTTATTTGGTTTTATAGACATACTAGCTTTAAAAGGAAAAGAAACATTAGCGGTGCAAACAACTACAGCAACAAATATGTCAGCTAGAGTAAAGAAGATAGGTGACCATGAAAACGTAGGACATGTTCGTGAAGCTGGTTGGACTATTCATGTACATGGTTGGCATCAAGACGATAAGAAAAAATGGCATTGTAAAATTAAGGATGTATCGTGAATACCAGAGATAAAATACTAGCTTACCTTACAGAGCCTAAAGCTATAAAAGAAATAGCAGCACATGTAGATGGCAATTACAATACTATTAAAAACTTGCTTGTGACCATGAAAATGGAAGGTCATATACACGCATTTAAAGATAAAGATAATAGGCTTATGCACTATTACATTCCACAGCCACATCCACTACAAAGTATATTTGGACACACAGCAAATTTTACAGAAGACCAAATAAAAGGTGTTATTAGTCATAACGCAGATGATGCTAAACATAACCTTCAGCAAAGAACTACACAAGAAACATTTGGTCAAAGCGTAGCTTATACGCTAACACAATATGATTAGTATGGAACGATTATTATCCATCCTTGAGGATTGGGCTTTATGGATGAAGTCGGATAATCACAAGTTAGGTTATCCATCTAAAAGCATAGGCATGTCATCTGGTGGAGAGTCAACTTCAGAAGCATTTGAAGAAATGTGTTCTGCCCAGGACATGAGTAATGTTAGAACTATACACGCTATTGTGCATAGCTTAGAACAAGGACAACAAGACGCTATCTATGCTAAATACTTAGGCGCTAAACCACCATTAGCCTTTTATTGGCAATTAGATATGGCATACGATAACTTGCTTACAATAGCAGAAAGACGAATAAACGCATAAAGTGGTTGCACATAATTACAAAGTTTGCTATAATGCTATTTGTTGGACAACTCCTGTCCGTTAATAACGTAATCCCACAAAAGCCTGACCATACTCTCTCCTTGGTTGGGCTTTTTCTTTTATATGACACTCTTAGTAACAATATGCAGCCAATGCGGTGACCCTTTTGACTCTACCGAGTATCCGCTATGCAATGATTGTAGATATGACCATAGATTTATTAAATTAAGGAAACAACATGAAGTCAGCACCGAAGACAAAAGCAGGCAAGATGAAGAAAGTCAGCAAGGTAATGAAGGAATTTAAAACAGGTTCATTACATTCAGGTAAGGGTGGTAAAGTAGTAAAATCTCCTAAACAAGCTATCGCTATTGCTTTATCAGAAGCTGGCATGGCTAAAAAGAAAGGTAAATAATTATGCCAATGGTCGGAAAAATGAAGTTTGCTTACACCGAAAAGGGTAAGAAAGAAGCTAAAGAATACTCAAAGAAAACAGGTAAAGCTATGGCAGCTAAGCCTATGAAAAAAGCAGCTAAACGTGGCAAATAAGCCAGGTCTCTATAGTAATATTTTAGCCAAAAAAGCTAGAATCAAGGCTGGTTCTGGTGAGAAGATGCGTAAGGTAGGAAGTAAAGGCGCACCTACAGCCATGGCATTTAAACAATCAGCAAAGACAGCTAAGAAAAAGAAATGATTAAGAAGGGTAAGGAAACATTCTCAGGGTATAATAAACCTAAGAGAACACCTAGTCATCCTACTAAGTCACATGCAGTATTGGCTAAAGATGGTGACACAGAGAAACTTATACGCTTTGGACAAAAAGGTGTAAGTGGTGACAAAACAAATACAGATAGAGCAAAGTCATTTAAAGCAAGACACGCTAAAAACATTGCAAAAGGAAAAATGTCCGCAGCATACTGGGCTAACAAAGTTAAGTGGTAAAGCTAGATATATATGTAGGATATGATGGCAAGGTAGAACCAATTGCTTATCATAACTTTTGCCAGTCAGTTATAGAAAAGTCATCTATACCGGTAAGTTTTACACCATTAGCATTAAATACTTTAAAAGACTACGAAGAAACACATAAAGACGGTAGCAACGCATTTATCTACTCACGCTTTCTAGTGCCATATCTAAATAACTTTAAAGGTATCGCATTATTTGTAGATGGCGATATGATATGCAGAACAGATATTGCAGAGATACTAGCTAACTTTGATAATGACGAAGCAGTTAAAGTCGTAAAGCACAGTTATAAAACAAAGCATCCTGTTAAGTACTTGGGTGCAAAGAACGAAGACTATCCTAAAAAGAACTGGTCAAGCGTTATGTTATGGAACTGTTCGCATTGGTTAAACCGTCAGCTAACGCCTAAGTTTATTCAAGAACAAACAGGTAAATACCTACACAGGTTTGAATGGCTTAAGTATCCTGAAGAGCAGGTAGGTAAGCTAGACGAAACATGGAATTGGTTAGAAACAGAATACGAATATAATGTAGACGCTAAGTTAGTACATCATACTCTTGGCACACCATGCTTTAAAGACTATCAAAATACAGATTATAGTCAAGAATGGTGGGAAACTTATAAAAGAATGATATATCCTCTTAAAGGAAAGAACAGGGAAAGCGAACTATGAACTTCTTAGACTATTTAGTAAATGCTATGACAGGTGGTCAACCAACTCAACAGGAGTTAATGGCTCGTCAAATGGCTAAACAAGGGCTATTAGGTGACCCAAATTCAGTTGTGCGTGAAAGCGAAATGCCTAATTACTTAACAGGCAATGTATTGCGTGAAAGTGAAATGAAAAAGTATGACCCAAATTCAGTATTACGTGAGTCAGAAATGAGAATGATGCAACAACCTGCACAAATGTCACCATACATGCAAAATCTTATCAACCCAGGTAAGACAATGCAACAAAACTATATAGACCCAAGACTAATTGAACAAATGTATTACAAAGGGCTATTAAGCCGATAAACACAGAGGGCAACCAACCTATAAGGAGTTGCAAAACAATGGACAAAGAAGAACAATTAGCATTAGCTAGAGAGAAAGCTGCAGAAGTAAACAAAGGCAACACATATTCTAGTAAAAACAATAGGTTATGGGCAGATACTCTGAGACGTGCTGTTATTCAATCAGATGCAGAACGATTACGCATGATAGCAGAGGCTTTAATAGATAAAGCAGCTTCAGGTGATGTATCAGCCATAAAAGAACTAGGTGATAGACTAGATGGTAAGTCAGTAGCAACTACAGAGCTGACTGGTGCAGATGGTAAAGATTTACCTATTGGAATAGGAATTAGCTTTGTCAAGCCAGACGATAGCCCAGTTTCCGAGTAAGCTAGACTTCTTATTTGAGCCACACCGTTACAAAGTAGCATACGGTGGTAGAGGTTCAGGTAAGTCATGGGGATTTGCTAGAGCATTATTATTGCAAGCAGCTAATAAACCATTGCGTGTATTATGTGCACGAGAAGTGCAACGTAGTATTAAAAACTCAGTTCACCAGCTTTTGTCAGACCAGATACAAGCATTAGGCTTAGGTCAGTTTTATGAAGTACTAGAGTCAGAGATACGTGGTCTTAACGGTAGTCTATTTGTATTTACAGGCTTAGCCAATAACACAGCAGAGTCAATAAAGAGTTATGAGGGCATAGACAGAGTGTGGTGTGAGGAAGCTCAGACCATTTCACGCAAATCGTGGGATATTCTTATTCCTACTATACGTAAACCTAATTCAGAGATATGGGTATCATTTAACCCTGGGCTAGATACAGATGATACATACATGCGATATTGCGTAAACCCACCAGAGAACGCTAAGGTAGTTAAGCTAAATTACATGGATAATCCATGGTTCAGCGAAGTTCTTGAGATAGAACGTCAGCATAGTGAAAAGACTAACCCTGACTATGCAAACATATGGTTAGGTGAATGCAAGGCTGCTGTAGATGGTGCTATATACTCTAACGAGATACGTGAAGCACAAGAAGGTAACCGTATAACAACTGTACCTTATGACCCTATGATGAAGGTTCATGTAGTAATGGACCTCGGATGGAATGACTCGATGTCAGTTATCCTATGCCAAAAAGGTATATCAGACTTACGCATCATTGGTTATATAGAAGATGACCACAGAACACTAGATAGCTATTCTGCACAACTAAAGAACTTATCCTATAACTGGGGTACAATGTTCTTACCACATGACGGACAGTCTAAAGACTTTAAGCATGGTATATCAGCAGAAGAGATTATGAAGAAGTTAGGATGGGATATACGTATCGTGCCTAAAGCAGACATAGAGTCTGGTATTAAGTTAGCACGTATGAACTTCCACCGTATATACTTTGATAAGTCAGCACAAAGACTTGTTGAATGTTTAAAGAATTATCGCAGAAGTATAAACTCTGCAACCAACGAACCTGGTGCACCATTGCATGATGAGTTCTCTCATGGAGCAGATGCGTTCAGATATTTATGT